AGAAAGGCGGCAAGAAGGCGGAACGCGAGGAAGCGGCGAAGAAAGTCGGCGCTGGCCGGTTTGCTCCGGCGAGTGCGCCGAAGGTGTTCCCGATTAAAAAACAGGGGTGATTATGGCCGGTAAAATACTCGGCACTCCAGCCGAAAGATGCGAATGGATTTTTGGACAGCAGATGAATGCGTGTCCAAAGTGTGGTGGATATAATCTCATATACCAAACTCCGATAATCATGGAAGATGTGCCGGAGAATTTTACACCAAAACAACTTCTTGGCGCTTGGGCGAGAGCGAGAAAAGGTGGGAATACACCGCTTGAAGGAGTCATGTTTTTAATGTGTCGAGGTTGCGGCCACAAAGGGCCATCTATTGATGTCCACGGGCGAACAGCTGAGGATGTCGGGTGCGACCCCAAGGCGGCAAGCGCGGTAAAAGAGCTGTGGAATAACCAGCCGCGATGAACTGGTCAACATCCTGTTTAAACTGGGAGCGCCGAATAATAGCCGGTGAATCCCTCGTGCCATGTCCTCCGCTTTTCCCTGACCAAGCGGAATATGCCCTGTCCGTTTTTAAGCAGCTTCGCATCTATGATGTCATGGGCCAGCCGACAATGGGCGAAGCCTGCCGGCCATGGGTGTTTGATTTCGTCGGGGCGATCTTCGGGGCTTATGGCGCCGACGAAGGTAGGCGGCTCATCACAGAGTTTCTTCTTCACATCTCAAAGAAGAACACCAAGTCAACGATCGCCGCCGGCCTCATGCTCACGGCCACCATAGTCAACTGGCGCCCGGGCGCGGAGTTCCTTATCATCGCCCCAACTATCGAGGTTGCCGGCAACTCTTACACTCCCGCCCGATGGATGGTGAAACTGGATCCTGACCTTGACGCCCTTTTCCACGTCCAGGACCACTATAGGACGATCACGCACCGCGACAATGGGACGATACTGAAAGTCGTCGCCGCGGACAAAGATACGGTTTCAGGGAAAAAGGCTACAGGTGTTTTAATAGATGAGCTTTGGCTCTTCGGCGAAAAGCCAAACGCCGAAAACATGCTGACCGAGGCGACAGGCGGTCATGCATCCAGACCGGAAGGGTTCACCGTTTATTTAACAACTCAATCAGACCGCGCCCCTGCTGGAGTATTCAAAAAGAAACTCGACTATGCCAGGCGCGTCCGGGATGGAATAATCGAGGACAAGGCTTTCATGCCCGTCCTGTACGAGTTTCCGAAAAAAATAGTCAAAGAACAGGGATACAAAAAGCCTGAAAACTTTTACATGACAAATCCGAATCTCGGACTGTCGGTGGATATCCCTTTCATTGAGCGAAAATTCAAAATCGCCGAAGAAGACGGCGAAGAATCTATGGTCGGCTTCCTCGCAAAGCACCTCAACGTCGAAGTCGGCATGTCGTTACGCTCCGAACGCTGGTCAGGTGCCGACTTCTGGACCCGATCAGCCCGGGCCGTTATCAACCTCGACTACATCCTTACGCACTCAGATGTAATCGTTGCCGGGCTCGATGGCGGCGGGCTCGATGATATGCTCGGCATGGCGATCATTGGCCGGGAGATAGAAACCGGCCATTGGCTTTTGTGGAACCGTGCATGGTTATGCCGCTCAGCTCTTGAAGTGCGAAAATCAGAGGCACCGCGTTACATGGATTTCGAGCGAGACGGCGACCTGATAATTTTTGACCTGCCGGACTTCCCGCCTGATTTTGATCTATGGGAAGACGATCAGAAAATTGATTTTTACAACCGGAACCCAAGCGCTGATATGGTCGGAGTCGGTGAGATAATCAAAAAATGCGAGGACTCCGGGTTGCTCGACCGGGTGGCGGTTGACCCTTCAGGGATAAGCGGCATTGTTGACTACCTTGAAACGATCATCGAGAACATCGTCGAAGATAAGCGGATTGTCGGCATACCTCAAGGATGGCGGCTTTCTGGCTCGATAAAAACATGTGGGCTGAAGGTTGCGAACGGAACGCTGAAGCACGGCGGTCAACCTCTCATGGCCTGGTGCGCCGGTAATGCGAAGCAGGAACAGCGGGGGAATGCGGTTATTATCACAAAACAGATCTCCGGGACCGCGAAAATTGACCCTCTGATTGCTACTTTCTGTGCTGCTGCGCTGATGGCCATGAATCCCGAGGCGCGGGGCGGAAAGTCGATCTACGAAAGTCGGGGGGTGTTGTCAGTGTAATTACGCAAATGTAATTCAAATTACGAAATACATATTGCAATTACATTCTCGTAATTGTATCATGTAATCCAGATAGGGATTTTTCGCGAAAATCAGCCATCGGATTGCATGAAATATTTCTCTGAAATATCGGTATTTGTGGGCCTTATCCTTTTGGGATACGGCCTTTTTTTGTTTAAGCCGTGGGTTGGCCTGTCCGCCTGTGGTGCGCTCCTGTTCACTTACGGAGTTGTCGCCGATATCTTTGAATTTATTCTGAAAATCAAGAGAGAGGGCCGCGAGTAATGGGCTTTCTTTCATCCTCGATAGAACAACGGTCTACGATATCGCTGAAAGCTGGCGATCCTGCGGTTTCCGAGTTTTTCGGATCACGCAAAAACGCTGCCGGGCAGAATGTTACGCCTGACACGGCGCTCCGGACTTCCGCTGTTTATTGTTGCGTGTCCGTCCTTTCTGAAACTCTTGCCTCTTTCCCGAAATACGTCAAGACCATCCGGGCAGATGGCGGCAAAGACAAAGCGCCATCACACCGCTGCTACAAACTCCTCTACCACCGCCCAAACCGCTGGCAATCCTCTTTCGAGTTTTTCGAGATGATGGAAGGCCACCGGCTCCTTCGCGGCAATGCTTATGCCAAGATCGTTTTTCATCCTGGCTTGCAACTCAACGAGCTTGTGCCCTTGCATCCTGATTACGTGTGGCCGTTTATAATTACGCCTGACGGTACGACTTTTTACCTGTACGACAACTCTCCTTGTCCGCCTGCTGGCTCAACTCTCTGGTATCACCATTTTCCGCAAAACGGAATGACTGAGGTGCTACCGGCTGACGAGGTTTTACATGTCCGCGATTACACGATCAACGGTATCGTCGGAATAGGCCGTATCAAGTGGGCGGCGTACCAAGCTGTCGGGCTTGCCATGGCGACCGAGGAGCACGGAGCGACCCTGTTCAGTAACGGGGCTCAGATTGGGAAAGTCTTCATGCACCCGAATAAACTTTCTCCTGTCGCCCATGCGAACCTGAAAAAAGACCTTGAAGGCGGCGGGCAGTTTGTTGGATCTGGCAACGCCCACAAGACTATCATCCTGGAAGAAGGGATGGATATTGCCAAGATTGGCATGACTGCCGAAGAGTCGCAATTCCTCGAAACCCGCAAGTTTCAGATAGAGGATATCTTCAGGATTTACCATGTCCCGCTGATGCTTGGTGCGGCTGGCGACAAGGCACCGACTTTCGCGAGCGCCGAGCAGTTTATGACCCTTTTCCGTGTAAATACCATGTGGCCGAATGTCAGGCGATGGGAAGGGGCGCTTGAGCGTGACCTTCTGTATTCGTCGGAAGTCGGGAAACTCGACATCGATTTTGACATGGATGCTCTCATGCGGGGCGATGTTGGCGCTCGGGCCACATACCTAAAAAACCGTTTCGACATGGCCTCCATGAGCCCGGATGATGTGAGGCTCTATGAGGGTGAAAACCCGACCGGAACCGATGAAGGAAAGCAGTACTACCTGCAGTCGGGAATGATGCCAGCGAAAATGGCAGGCAGCAAGCCACTTGCACCAAAGGAAAAAGCACTATGAATAAGCCAATTATACCGAACCTTGAGCGGCGAGTAGCTCCAATCGTGGTCAGGATGGAAGGCGAAGACGAGACTCCTGTTATGCGGGGCCATGCCGCAGTAGTCAACGCATGGAGCGCCGACCTTGGCGGATTCCGCGAAATGATCACTTCAGGAGCATTTTTCGAATGTCTCGGTGATGATGTCCGAGCGCTTATCAACCATGATCCGAACATGGTAATGGGCCGCACCAAATCAGGAACGTTGCGGATGAAAGAAGACGGCGATGGGCTTGCCATTGAGAATGACCCGCCCGACACATCATACAGCCGAGATCTTCAGGTATCCATGAAACGCGGCGATCTCGACCAAATGAGCTTTGCTTTCTCCATTCCAGAGGGCGGTGACTCCTGGAAAAGGGCCGA